ACCGGCGCGCCAGTGGACCAGACCACCTCGACGGTGCGGACCTCCGGATCGGCCGTCGCGGGCGCGAGCGTCGCGCGGCGGTTGAGCAGGCAAACGTTGTCGCTCCCGACGTTTGAGCGCGTCGATGCCGGGGGTGTCTCGATGTCAGCCATCGGCCGCCTCCTTCTGCTGTGGCGCCGCGGCCTTGCCGAAATCGAGCCCGAGGTCTTCCGCGCGGCCACGGTCGGCGGCGATCTCGGCATCCACCTGTTCGGCGTCGTAGCCGCGCTCGGAGATCGCCTGGGACCGGCTTTTGAGCCCGGCGCCGATCGCCATGATCTCGGCCTGCACGTCCTTCATCGGATCGACGTAGTCGAACTTCGGCGGCAGCCATTCGCACCCCAAATAGGCGTCCGGGTTCCGGTCGAAGTCCCGCGCGGGCAATTCGCCGGTCAGCACCGCGAGCCGCACGAACCGCTCCCAGACCGGGCGGCAGAAGAGATGCACCACCACGTTGTGCTGAAGCTGCTCGACCCGGCGGCGGAACTCGATGAGCCCCGCGCGGATCGAGGAATAGGTGACGCCCTCCAGGTCGCCAGAGACCAGCTCGTAGGGCAGCCCCAGCCCGGCCGCGACGGCGCGCAGGTGGTTCTTCACGAAGGGCGCGTAGGCGTCGTGCTCGGTGGGGTTCGAGAACCGGATGTCCGTGCCGGGCGGCAGCGGGATCAGGCTGCCGGGTTCCATGCCCACCGTCAGCGCGCCGCCAGTGTTCGTGCCCGAGAGCCCGCCCGCCGTGCCGTCGGGGTCGGTGATGAAGCCGGTAAACAGCGCAGCGACCTTGGCCTTCACCAGCGCGGCGTCCTCGTACTGGTCGAGCTCGTGCAGCCTGAGCAGCACCGGCGCGAGCCAGGTGATCCCGCGCAGCTGGCCCGCCGCGAGCGGCTTGAACAGGTGCAGGCAATCGGCGGCGGGGACGCGGAGCGGGTCCATGCGGAGAGGCCCCAGCGGATCGCCCGGGCGGGAGGACAAGACCCGGTAGGCGACCCTGCGACCAGCGGCATCGAACTCGATGCCCGCGCGGATCCGCGCCCCGCCGCCGATCTCGCGATGCAGGTCCATGGGAACCTGCTCGCGATCCAGAAGCTCGAGGTGGAGGGGAGGGCTGGCGGCGTCGCTGGCGACGCGGAGCCGGGCGAAGCACTCGCCGCTCTCGACCATCGCGCGCACGGCCATGGCCTGCAGCCCGTAGAAATCCGCCAGCCCGTCCGGGGCGGCGTGATCCGTCCAGCGCAGCCAGAGCGCCTGCAGCCGCTCGCGCACCGCGCGGTCAGGATGGGTGGACTGCGGCTTGATCCCGGCACCGACGACGTTACCGACCAAGCTGTCGACCGCCGCCGCGACCCACGGGTTGTTCCGCGCATACCACCCGGCCCGCCGCGCCGCCGTGGTCGCGCCCGCCAAGATCGCCGCGTTCAGCCCGTCGACCGTCCGCGCCCCCTCCCAACGCCGCCCGCCGCCCGCAGCGTCGAAGCCGCGAGCGCGCGCGAGGCCGAGAAGGCGATGGAGGATGGTCCGCATGGGCGCGAGTCTCGCGCCAGCGGATCGATTAAGCTATTGGTAATGTTTTGCAAAATCCGGTATCGGGCGGCGTGTGCCGGGATGGCCGTCGCCCTGAATCCTTGACCTGGCCCTCGGCACATGCCATATATGCGCCATCGGACTGGGGGTTGTTCCCGGTCGGCGACTGGCTCTGGGGTCTCCCGGGGCCTTTTGCTTTTCAGGGGAATACCTTCAGGCCCCACCCTCTGACAACGCCAGCCGGACTGCGCCGCAGCTTCGGTTCGATGATCTCCCAGGCACGGTTCGGCTGCGCGGGGTCGAGGACGTGCCGCCCGATGGGGCGGGCCGTAAGGTCCGCAAGCTGTAGCCCGGCCGAGTTGGTCTTCTTGTCGGCGAAGATGATCTCGAACCCCGGCATCTCGCCCACGAAGTTCGCGCCGTCGCGGATGCGGCGGAAGGCGAGCTCCAGTTCATCGTCCTCGCGCTTGCCGCGACGCTCCACAACGATGTGCGTGGTCAGCATGTGCTGGCCGCGATCCCGCAGGAACGCATGGGCGCGCTCCATGCAGAATGTCAGCGCCATCTCGTAGGGGTTGCCGGGCGCGGCGTATCGCTGGGTCAGCCGTTCCTTGTGGATCGCGGCGGCCACGATGGTGAAATCCGCCTGCTCGATCAGCCGGTTCAGCCCGTCCATGAAGGCATCGCGCTTGTCGCGGCTTTTCAGGAACACGAAGGGCGGCTTCTGCTTCCGGATCTCGTGCTCGTGCAGAACGACGATGTCGTGACCGAAATGGGCGAACTTGAACGCCTGCACCTGCGGGGCGACGACGTTGGCGTAGCTGTCCTTCCGGAAGATGCAGAAATCCAGCACGAACACGGGATAGTCCCGGTCGATGGCGGTCAGGGTGTGGTCGCCGCTCTCGTCGACGTAGATCACGTAGTCGCTGTAGGTCATGAGGCGGCGGCGATCAGGTCTGCTGCGTCGTCGGCATCTTCGGCAGCGTAGACAGCGGCCTCGAAATCGGCCCAGGCCTGAGCGCGGAGGGCGGCGGCATCGGCGCGCATGCCGAAAGCCTTTGTCCGTGCATCTCCCAGCGCTTGAACCATCTTCTGCTGCTCGGGAACGGGTGGCAGCGGGAAGGTAAGCCCGAGCAGAACTGGCTTAGAGACGTTCTTCATCATGCCAGACTCGGTTGAGAACTCGCGTTCGATCTGCCCGCGGACATGATGGATGCCCAGAATTTTCGTGATGAAATCGCGGATGACCCGAGTTTCGTCGGGCTCCACTACGCGGAATATCTTGTCGCAAATCATGAGTTTTTCGCGCGTGCTGATCACCTGTGATGCCCGGCCCACCAAGCGCGCGACTCCACTGGCACGGGTAATCAGAATGTCGCCATTCTTCACTTCCAGACGCGGTCTAGGCTTGCTCTTCGGTGGCAGCGCCTTGTTTTCGGCTTCAAGATACTCGCCCGACGAAGCTGCGCTTACTTTCAAGACGCCCCATTCCCCGGCCTTGGCGGGACGATCAAGACACTTCGGGCTCCAGCCATTTTCCAGGTCGGCAATAACGTCGCTCAACCGGACGGTCGGCCATGGCAGAGTATGGGTCGTGGCGCCGTCGACGATGCGGCGCAGGATCCCTTCATGGCTCCAGCGGTCAATATCCTTGAAGTTCGCCACGAATACCGGTCGGTCGGGAAGCGGGGTGGGTGGTGCGAAGCCGAGCGCAGTCTCGAACGCCTCGGCGGCTTTCTTCTCGGCCTCGGCGGCCCCCTGTTCCAGCGACGCCGCCTTGTCGAGCGCCGCACGCCAGGCGGCGACGATGGCCTGTTGCTCGGGGAGTGGCGGCAGCGGGATGCGCCGCGATTCGAAGAACTCTGGCCTGATCCGTCGTTTTGTCGTGTTGCCCGAAGCCTTGCCGGTCAGTTCTGCCATGAACTCGGGCGTCCGCAGCACGAGCGCGAGGTAATCCCGATCCACCTTGGTCGGATCGGGAGTGTAGATCGGATATTCCGGGCTGACGGCCACATGGTCGAGATCATCGCCGATCACGCAGAACGAACCCTGCCCGACGCGGATCTTGGAGATGATCAGGTCGCCGGGAAGTGCCTCGAACAACGGCCCCTTGTATCCGCGCTTCTCCTTCTCTCCACGCAGGAACAGTTCGCCGCCGAAGGTCACCTTTGCGATGACGTTCAACGTATCGAGCGGGCGGACCTCCTTGTCGATGGGAGCGACACGGCGGGTCAGGAAGTCGCTGAGCTTGACGGTGGCGTGCACGAACTTGCGTGCAGCCAATTCTTCTCCTTCGATCCAGGGCTCGAGAGCCCTCCACTGACGGATCAGGCAGCGGAGGGCAGGAGAAAACCCGGCGTGTCCTCGGGTTTGGCCCCGGCCTCCACCCACGTCTCGAAGGCGCGATAGGCCTCCAGCAGCGCGGGCAGCTCGTTCGGCACGCTGTCGCCGGTGTCGCCCGTCGAGGTGATGCCCACCGATTTCGGCGCGGCGACGAAGACGGGATAGTCGAACTCCTCGCGCACCGTCGCCCAGAGGGCGGCATCATGTGCCGCGTCGATGGCGCGCAATCCGGCGGTCAGTTCGCGCCAAAAGGCGTCAGACCGCTTTTGCGTGTTCGCATCGAAGGCGGCCATGTAGTCGCGCTTGAGCTTGGTCGCTTCCTTGGCGTCGCTCGCCGTGCCGTTCCATTTCGGCTTGCCGACCTTCGTCGACCCGATGCCGCGGGGATAGTCGGGCTCGGGTCCTGCCGTCCATGCCGGGGTAGTGCGCTCGACACCCAGCTTCGCCAGTTCGGCGAGGATGTCCTCCACCGTGGCCTCCTCGGCGGTGATGACCTTGCGGCCGAGATCACCGCAGAGGGTGTCGCGCTGCGCGTTGAAGGTGGCGTCGTGGTCGGCGTGCGCCTTGGCCCACGCGGCCTCCCACGCCGTCTCGTCCGCCTCCGTGAACCTTCGCAGGAACACGAGCGACGCCTTCACGGTGGCCTTGGCCGAGCTGAACGTTTCCTCGGGCAGGCTGACCACGCCGAGGATGCGAGCCTTGCCCTCGCACCAGCGGCGCAGCCATGTCAGCGACGGATTGTTGAGGTTGCCGTCGGGCAGGACAATGCCCATCCGCCCGCCCGGTTTCAGCAGGTTCAGGCAGCGTTCGACGAACACGATCTCGGTGGCGCGGTTGTTCTTTCCCTTCCCGATCTCGAAGAGGTCGAGGATCTTGGTCTTCGACTTCTCTGCGGCAAGCATCCGGTCGTGGTTGGCTTCCCATTCGTCGCCGTATCTCTTACGGCACCGCGCCCGGTAAGCAGGGTCGTCGCGGACGCTGGTCTCCTCGCTTCCTCCGACCTGCTGGTCGCGGCCGACATTCGCTCCGAACGGGGGATTGGTGATCAGGATGTCGAACCGCTCCGGGAAGATGCCGTTAATGTCGATGAGCCCATCGTGATAGTGAATTCCACCGTGGCCATCGCCGTGCATGATCATGTTCATTTTCGCCGTGCGCGCTGCACGAGGTTCCGCGTCGCATCCAAAGACGCAGTTCCAGGCAAGCCGGCCCACTCGCGTGTCGATGGGTGAGTTGTCGTCACCTGAGGGTAGAAGTTCGTAGTTGAGGCGGGAAAACGCCTCGTCTATCAGTTTCTCTTCTTCCTCGGGGTCGAGCCCGCGCGCTTCTATTTCGGCGCGCTTCTCGTCCTTCTGGCGCTGGATGTCGGCAGAAACCGCGTCGCGCACATGCTCGAAGGCACGGATCAGGAAGCCCCCCGAACCAGCGGCCGGATCGCAGATCAACTCGCCTTCTTGCGGGTCGAGCAGACTGACCATGAATTCCACCACCGGACGCGGCGTGAAGAACTGCCCGAGCTCGCCCCGAAAGGTGTTGCCGAGGAACTTCTCAAAGGCGAGTCCCTTGATGTCGTCGCCAGTCTTCGACAGATCGAAGCGCTCAAGTTTCTTTACGATCCTCTGGAAAGTCGCCTCTGAAATTTCAAGCCTGTCGCCTGCTGCGAAAAGGTCATCACTCTTATAATACTCTTTGGTCTCCTCAAAGAGTTCTTCGTGGAGAGCGCCTGTAGATTTTGTCCGGTATTTCTTCCGACCTTCGATGAAATCAGTCGTGAATGTTCCGTGACTTCCTGATCGTTCGATGTACATCTTGACGAAGAGTATCTTCGAAATCGTATCGAACGCGCGGCCAGGGTCCATTTTGTGCACGTCACGAAGAATATTGTGGCAGTCAAGCAGTAGGTCCTGAAACTCTTTCCTGTTGAAGGCTCGCAGCTTGTTCTTGATCTCTTCGATGCGTTTCGCGTCGCCCCAATCGGAGGCCTTGGCGATCTCGTTTATCTGGACGAAGTCTCCCGGAAGGCCTGGGACCAGCTTGAAAATCGCAGTAAAACGATTGTTGTGAGCAATGAAGAACTCGCAGCCCACGGCGCGAGTGTAGCTTTCACCCTGATAGTAGTCCCTGATGTTGATATCGACGTTCTCGGCCTTGCACTCGATGACGAGGACGGGCGTCTTGTTGTCAGCTTTGGCTTCGGCGGTTTCCCAAATGACGACATCCGCTCGCGGGCTTTTGTGCCCGTGCATCGTGCGCCGTTCCTGATCCATTTGAGCCAGCGAATACGCATATTCGTCGCAAAGGTGACGAATGAACTTCTGTCTGACCAACTCTTCTGGTTTCGAGGAAACATCCCGCCACTCGCCGCGCAGCGGGATCCAGAGCCAATCACCCTCCCGGTGCAACTCGTCAGCATCCTCGGGCCAAGGCGTCGCAGGGGCCGATTTCGGCTTCTTCGTTCCGGCCATCGTCAATCTCCTTCGCGAACAGGTCTTGCCGCCGTCTGCTCCGCTGGGATGAGCGATTTCAGGCGTTCGAATTCTTCGACGGCGAGGACGACCACGACGGGACGACCGTGTTTCTCGATCACGACCGGCTCCGCGCGCGCGGTATCGATCAGCAGGCCGAATTGATGCTTGGCATCGCGGGCCGACATAGTCTTCATGGCCGCCTCCCCATATTCGGGTCACAGTGACCATAAGAGTCCGAAGTTTCAATCGGTCATTTCATCCACGCCGACCGGATCACCCCACTCGGCTCGCGCACCGGCGCCGCTGCCTGCCCACTGAACCCGTCGACCTCCTCGTTCAGCCGCAACCCCATGCTGATGAGCCCGTGCAGGGCGGCATGGGCGTAGACGAAGGTGTCGAGGGCCTCGTTGCGTTCGCCGTCGCGCTTGGGTTGCCAGGAGCGGATCGGGCGTCCGCGCTCGAAGCGGGTGACGACGCGCTCGGCGGTCAGCTGTCGGAAATAGTCGGCGTCGAGGCGGCGGGGGAAGTGGATCGCGCCGGGACAGGGCTCGGTGAGGCGCAGGCGGGCGTAGACGGCATCTTTCACCGCGTCCACGCCGACGATGAAGAGCGGTATCTTGCCTTTGTTCGTGCGCGTCGGGCGGCGCGGCCAGACCGGGATACCGGGCCCGCCGCGGCCCTTGATCGCCCAAATGCGGCGAGCAAGGCGAGTGCGGCAGAACTCGTAGGCCATCTTGGTGTGGTGGCCGCCGGTGTCGATGGCGGCGGCGCGCACAGGCAGGTCGAGCCCCGCGGGATGCGGGAAGGTCGCTTGCAGCACCATGTCGAGATCGGACCACAAGCGCGGCCCGGAGGGATCGCCCCAGAGCACGCGGTAGTCGATGACCCACGCCTCTTCATCGCGGCCCCAACCGAGGATCTGCACCTCGATCCGGTCGCCCTGCACGTCGACGCCCGCGGTCAGCACGGCGACCGAGGCGGGCAGCGCCTCGCCCCAGTCCTCGCGCCGGGCCATCAGCGGGTCGGCCGGAACGGTGTCGCCCGCCTGGTCCTCCCAGGACTCGCCCAGCTTGGTATTCACCCAGACCTGCAGGCGGGGCGGGTCCTTGCGGACGCGGCCATGCTCGGCGGCGATCTCGGCCCATGTCTCCCACGGCGAATAGAGCGCGGAGAGGTGGAAGCCAGCGGTGCGCCCGTCGCCCTCGGCCGTCGCGCGCCATTCACCGGCCGCCAGCAGGCGGGGTTTCTCGTGCTCGTGGTGGACGCCGCCGCAGGCCTCGCAGACAAGAAGGGCCTGGTCGCGCCGACCCTCGGGCCAGCGGATGCGCGCCCAGGTGATCGGCGCCATGTCGCCGCAATGCAGGCAGGGGACGTGATAGAAGCGCTTGTCGCTGTGCTCGAACGCCGCCTCGATGCGGGAGTGACCCTTCAGCGTGGGCGTGGAGACCATGTAGATCTTGCGCCGCCCGCGGAAGGTGGCGGTGCGCTGGATCGCCAGATCGACCGGATCGCCCTCGCCGTCGGCATCGCCTGGATAGCCGTCCACCTCGTCGAGGAACAGGTAACGGACGGGCGTGGAGCGGAGGCCGACGGCGCTGTTGGCCCCGGTCATCACCAGCTGGCCGCCGGGGAAGGACTTGCGGAACAGGCTGTTCCCGGCGTCGCGGGAGCGGGGCGCGGCGACCAATTCGCGCAAGGCGGGCGTCGCCTCGATCAGCGGGTCGATGCGCACGGTCGTGTTCCGGCGCACCATGTCGAGCGAGGGCATCACCAGCATGGCGATGCCGGGCGCGTTCTGGATGATGTAGCCGAGCCAGTTCAGCCCCGCCTCCGAGCCGCCGGTCTGCGCGCCCTTCATCAGCACGACGCGCTCCCAGGGGCTCGCCGTCGAGAGGGCGTCCATCACGGCGCGCAGATAGGGCGTGCGGTCGGTGCGCCAGCGCCCCGGTTCGGCCGAGGTCGGCGGCAGGATGCGGTGCCGGTCGGCCCAGTCCGAGACCGGGATCGGCGGTTCGGGGCGGATGCCGCGCCGCCAGGCGAGGTCGATGTCAGGCACCATCGCCAAAGCTCCCCAGCGGCAGGTCGGCCAGGTGTTCGAGATGCTCGCGCATCATCCGGTCGAGGGCGGCGAAGGTGGCGCGAGGATCGGCGCCGAGCTCGGCGGCCAGCAGGGGCGCCGTGCGCTGGACCCATGCCATGTGTGCATCGCGTTCGGCACGAGCGCGCGCGAACACGGTCCTGGTGGCGGCGGCGGTCTCGACCAGCTGGCCCTGTTCGCGTTCGAAGGCCAGCTTCGCGCGCTGGACCTTGACGATCTCATGCAGCCGCTTGGCCTCGGCCAGCGTGGTAGCGGCGCGCGTCGGGCTGGTGGCGGCGCCGCCCTTGTTGCGCCGCGCCGGGTCGAGGTTGTCCTCGATCCAAGCCAGCCCCACCGCCACGTCGATCCGCCCGTCCGCGCGCACCGGCAGCCCCGCGGCCACCAGCTGCGAGATGCGCCCCTTGGTCAGCCCGACGCGGGCGGCGAAGGAGGTCTTGGTCTCATGGCTGTCGAGTTTAGTCATTTCTGCCCCCTGACGCTGGCGGGCCAATGCGCTGCGCGTCCCCACATACGAATGTGCGCAGGAGGAACCGCCCGATGGCCCGCGATCCGGTGTTCCCGGCCGCTAACGACGGTTCTGAATTTGTCGCGGGCCGTGCCTGGCCGTCCCGCAGGTTGACGATCTGTCTGGTGGGGATGGTGGAGATTGGTGGGGTGATCCGGCCCGCCCCTGTAAACTGTCATGTCATGCATGGTGGTCTGATGCATGGCGTCACGTGTCGTGACCTGCCACGTCGCTGACACTTCGGGCGACAAACACAGATTTGGACGGGGACAAGTCCACCAAACCCACCAAACCCACCAGACGGATCGGGAATGAACGTCACGCATCGGCATGGCTCCGGAGAACTTCAGAACCGTCGTTGATCGGCGACGCCCCGGCTTCTGCGTTCTCCAGCTGCCACCGTGCGCGCCCTGCCGACACCCCTGCCGAGACCAGGCGCAGCCCGTTCACGATGCGGTTCTGCTGCCCGCCGATCCACTTGCCGAGCCGCCCGCCGTTGATCGCGCCGCCTTCGCCAGCCACGCGCAGCAGGGCCTCGCGGAACTCGGGATGGATGAACTCCGACCGGCCGTAGAGCTGCGGGCGCTGTTCCGTCGCGCGTTCGATGATCTCGCGAACGCTGACCCGGTCCATGCCGATCACCTCGCGCCATTGCTCCAGCACGGTGGTCAGCGCCTCCAGCTTCGGGTCGGCCCCGCGCATGCCCTCCATCGTCTCGCAGGGATCGGCCTCGCCCAGCCAGATCAAGGCGTCGCGCACCCAGCGCGACCAGTCGGTGAAGGAGCCGAGCGGCGCGCGCATCTCGGGCCGACCGGCGATGTGGTAGGCGCGCAGGACCGTCAGCCCGGCAGTGACGTAGTCGCCGCGCTGCGCCGTCACCATGGCGAGGGGATCGCGGTTGAAGGCGCGCAGCTCGGGTCTCTCGACGCCCGCGTCCAGCGTCGCCCGAATGGCGCGGCGGGTCATGTCGCCCTCGAGGGTCAGGTTGTTGCCGGTGGC